CTCTCTCGTTAAATTTCTTCGTTCCAAACAGGAATGAAGCGACCATCTTCGGTCCTTGTATAAGTAAGTATACCATCACCCATACGCCTTGTCAACTCCTGTTTAGTGGGAGTTATATCATTGGTAATCAGCTTATCTTTGCGTGGTTGTCCAATGTGGTAGGTAGCTAGTATATCACGAATTTCGTGAACCTGCAACTCAGAGTAATAGCTTCTGACTTGCCATCCAGTTGCCCCACCTTTTTGGCTTCCTGTTGGATGTGGAATAATACCACGTTTCATTAGACTTGGCATATACTTCTTATGTCGGTTTACTAGTATTGCTGTTTCCCCAACTGTATAGGCTTTCTTTCGATTGCGTTTAAAGTCTGTAACCAGACAGCTTTCAAGCCTATCTTTATTTATGTTATAAACTGACATAATTCCATTAGAACGGTTTAGATGATGTATTCTCACTAGGTCTCCGTTTAAAAACCAAACCTTTTTGCTACCTGGAATTACTGGAGCATTGTTATATGCCTCTCTGTCCATTTTGGCAGCCTTAGTTTACACCAGCAGGAGCACCAACAGCAATAATGTTAATATACACACCAGTGTTTTTTGCTTCTGAATTAAACACTAGTACGCCAGTAACTTGCGATGTAGTTACATTTTGAATAATAACAGATACTGCAAGTGTTTTTCCCTTAATTCCAGCACCAATAACTTGTGGGGTGGCAGTAACAATTGGAACATATCTAAAGGTTCTTCCAAACTCAAAGATAAAAGGCTTAACATCTGTAGTTTTGCTACTGTTATCTGTTGTTACCAGTGTTCTTCCAGTCACAATGGATAGGTTTGACGTAAGAAATGACTGTGTTGGCTTGTTTGTATTGTCACCTTTTGGAATTCTAGACTGTGTTAGTTTTGTTCCAAGGGTTCCGTTAAGGCTGTTAAGCTCTTTAACAATTTGGCTAATGTAGTTTACGTCTATAGCTTGACCAATTGACGGCTCGTTAATGATTCCCATTGTTTAATTATACCATACCCTAGATTTCTCCGCCATCAATATTTGGTGAAGAATATGTTGTGTCTATTACAGATACATTTGCCACTTCCATAAAAGAATTTACCTCTTTTTCTTGTGTTGCAAGTTGAATAGAAAAATATCCAGATGTTGCTTTTTGACCAGTACCACCTTCATATGGAATTGTTACAAAATAATTAGTTGCAGAAACTGTTGCAACATAAAAATAATCTGCATCATTAAACAATGGGTCTGGATACTCCCATTTAACAAAAATGTCAAATTTTGAGTTTTTCAAAACGTCTCCACCAAGAGCATCCCACTCTAAGTTAATTGAAAGACTGTCTACCGAGACCGTTGCTTTAGCTGTAGCTGCCCCAGAGTAGTACTCAAAGTTTGACGCTGTGTTTCCATCTAAATCTTTAATGTCTGACCAGGCAGAAACAGCAGCTCCATCTGGAGACTTTATTCTATATCTAAAATAAAATTTACCATCTTTTTTTGGAAGTGGTAAAAACTCTGGTGGGATAACGACTTTTTGGATAGCCACTATACCAGCCCTATTTTAAACTTAAACTCTATATATGAAGTTGTATTTTCAACCTTAACTACTGGTCTTTCATTCAAGCCGTTGGAGTCAGAGCTGACAATTACTGTGTAGCCAACAAGACCAAACTGATTATCTATGTCAGATAGATTTTCAAACCTAATGCCGTCTAAAACAATATAGTTATCTGTTGCATCATCGATATTTGCATAAACTTTAATGTGGGTTACATTTGACCACTTAAATGCAGAAGATGATTTTGTTAAATCTTTTAGCAATGATTCTTCAACAATGTATCTATTTTCATTATCTACATTTGGGGTCATTTGAAACCTTGCGTATTCTCCACCAGTATCTGCAGTAGCAAACTCAATGGTAATAAATGTGTAAGTTGGCGTTACTGGTGAATCTACATCTGTTGGAACTATTGAAAAAGCAACTTTAATTTTGTCTAATACTTCATTAGCTTGGTCAAGTGCTGATAGGTCAATGCCAGAATTTAACTCAATGTGATTTGCAGTATAGCTAAGTTCATAGTTTGGTGCTGACCCAGTTCTTGTAGTATAATCGCCTTTCATAGCCAATGCATAATTTAAAAACCTTGGCTGCTCTTGCCTATTTAAGCGATAGTTGCTTCCAAAAATAGAATTGTCTGAGGCTAGCTTAAATGCTGTATCTGCAATGTCTATGTTGCCATCTGTATCAGTTAGGTCATGTTTTATCTCTACTGCGGAAAATGTGGCTCCTGCAGTGTCGTGTTCTTGCCAATCTTCTGCATCCGAAAATGAAAATAAAATTTGGCTTGGGGTTGAGCCAGCAACATTATTTTCTTCTGCTGGGTAAATGCCAATTTCGGTAATTCCGTATCTATTTAAAGAAGGCAGCTCTGCTGTAAAAATAGCATAGGTTGTTCCATCATTTACAATAGTTCTAGATGTTACTGGAACTCTTGCCATCTCAAAAGTTAGTGAATTTCTTGATGAATAATCGTCTAGTTCTTCTGCTGTAAGAAGCGTTTGTTCTCCACAGCCAATAGCAATATGCGAAGCAAACGCTGGTATCTGACCAACAATGTATCTACCTAGTAGTTCAATCCCTTTATCTGTAATCATAGTTTTAACCTCTTAGTATATTGTATCATCTTTGACTTCACCAAATGATAGAAATTCAATTTCAACTTGCTCTCCATTAAATGCATTTGCAACGTGAATTGTTATTGAGTTTGTCGTATTGTCAAAATAAACAGCCTTCCACTTAGAGTCGTCATTTGGGTAAAGCTGTTCTAGCTCTTCTATTGAAGGAATGTATTCATTAAAATTATAATAGAACAAGTCCAGAAAGTTATCAATTGAGTTTGGATTTTTTGATATTTCTGTTGGACTATAGTCTAACGCTAGTTCAGACATATTTTTGATTGGAGAGTAATCCTGAACAATACCGTTAATTTGGTCATTTCTAGTCAATGTAATAAGCTCTGTGCCACCAACATCTTGAAGCAGGAGGCTTTGAACCTCTACCTCTGATATTTGATATCTGACATAATCTGCTTCCATATCGGTATTAATGCTTGGCACATTTACAGCTGGTTTAGCTTTGAATGGAACATAGCCTTCATCTGGAGTTGCGTTTATTTTAGCCATTACTGAACCTCACTTAAGTATAACGTAGTCTCTGGTCCTTCTGTCTTGTAGGAGTAGTCAATAGAGTATACGACATACCTTGAGTCTGTTAGGGATACTTGGTCAACAGAATCTTGTATGTAATCAACTTTAACAATGTCTCCTAGTTGTGCATATGGAACACCAAATGCTTCGATACCGACTGCATTTCTTGGTTTAGATATTTTTGATATTAGCCAACCCATAAGCTCATTAGCAGAATCTTGACTTTGAATAAATGTTGGACTAATCTCAAATGATTTTATTCCATAGGTAGTTCTGCTATTTTTAATATCTAAATACTCTTCATAAAGATTTTGAGTTATAAGACTGTTTCCAGAAAATGTAGGATTTGAAAAGTCTGCTCGTTTATTATAGTAATCATCTACCGTCAATGTTTTATTTGATTCATCTGTCAGCGTGATTCCAGAAATCCTTAGCATATTTCCAACGCTTTGGTCAATCATAAGGACGTTATCTGTACAGTTAAATACTAAAAATTCTGCTCCATATGCATTTGAGTTAAATCCAGAAACAGCGTATCCCTTTTCTTTTGAGAATGTTGGCACTAGTTTAGCAAACAGTGCTGGATATGCCTTATCATACTTAATATCGAAGTATGCTGCTTCTCTCATAATAGTTCCAAATTCGTCATAATAAATCTTAAACTTAGACCCATCTGTTCCAATATTTGTAAGATATGTTTGTTGAATAATGCCGCTAATGGCATACTTATGTAATGCTTCAGAAACAGAGATAGAGTTGTCGTCAAATATTGTTCTAGACTGCCCTGGTGCAACTTCAATTGATGCGTTACCTTCATCTTCATAGCTGTTTCTCATTGCATAAACATTTTCAAAAATTGCTTTTGTGCTAGCACGAACAAACATTGCAACATTTTTCTTTACTGGCAAAGCATCTTTATCGTCAACAACAGCCAAAAGACTTCCATTTAGGTACAAATAAAATCTTAGCCACTTGCTTGATTTTTTCTCATACTCCACAGCAAGGTCATAAACTGTTGGCACTTCTTCTGTAGTAAGTCTTCCCTGTGTGGCAAAAGAACCAGAGTCTACAACAACCTGGGCTGTGCTTTTAAACAGGGTTACTGGAATTGCAGAATCCGTTTCTGCGTCACCAGACTCTTTTTGTATTTTATAGAAGAAAACGTTGTCTGCTTTGCCGAAGTCTTTTACGTTTTCAAACCCCAAGGCTGCAATTTCAAAATAATATCCATTGTTCTTGCTTGAGGTGGTATCTAGCATAAATGCTATACCAGCTGAACCACCAGCAATTTTATTAGCATTATAGTATGTGGTTGCATTTTCTACTTCTTGAGTATAAAATTTATTGTTATTTTTAATTGAGCCAACTATTCTTAGTCTAGTTCCAAAGTGAACAAACTTGTTGTCTAGCTGTTTGTGAACATAAGTAATAAAGTTTTTGCCAGCAATACCCTTATCCGACAAGGCTTTTTTAGATGGTCCAGTTAAAACCATTGCCGATGCCTGTACAGAACCACCAAGAGATGATTTAGTTTTTGAAATCCAATCGCTTTCGTCTGGAAACATTAGTAGGCTATTTTTTAATGAGTTAGACACTTTTGATGTTTTTACAATTGAAGCTGCAGACGATGGGTTACCAATTGCTCCACCTGTTAGATTTGCTGGCAAGGTTTTTTCGTCAAAAATGTATTCTGAACTCATAACAAAGCCCTTTTTGTTTGATGCATTTGTCCAGTGTGACGAAATGCCAGCAGTATGTGCGACAACCTCTGTTCCAAATTGACCACGACCATGACGAATTATACTTGGTGTAGAATCTAGTTTTGAGTAAATCCTTACTTTACCACTAGGAAAAATCTTTTTTCCAAAAGCTAGCTTTGAGAAATAGTTTTCATACTCTAGCTTGTTGGTTATCCAAACATTACCAATGCCCTGAACAACATACTCTACTGCATCGTATTTAATTACTTCTCCATTGGCATAAAGGTATCCATTATATCTTGGTAGCCAGTATACTGCATCGCCAAAATCAATTATGTTATTTTTTACAATTGCGTTGGTGCTAAATGTAATAGAGCCATTAGTCTGGTGTGGAACTGTTGTCTTAAAAACTGTTCCAGAAACAATTTCTGCAACCTTTGCTCCAGATGCAAAAGCACCTGTGCCACTGGTTTTTATAAGCAACTGTCCAATAACTAGATTTGATGTTGACCCAGTTGTTAGGGTTACTGTCGTGCTACCAGAAGATAGTGTTGCGATAAGCCCAGTTGTTCCAGCAACATATTGCGGAACAGAACTTGATAGAGAAGAGTTTAGTGGTATTGCAGTTAGGGCATATCCTTCTGACATATTGCTAGCACCATTTGTAGATTTTGTGGTGTCTTCTCCAGTTGCCTCCCAAAGCAAAACTGGTTTATATGTCCAGGTTTTATCTGCATCAACCGCATAGGCTTGCCTTATTTCTGACGGAGACTTTTGAATATATCTAGCACTATAGTTTATCCTTCCATCATTATAAACGTCATGTACTTTTGATGCTATTTGAATTATGTTTGAAAGCTTTTTGCTATTGGTTTTTACCCCAAGCTCTCCAGCAACAGATGATTCTGTATAGTCTTGTGAGCCATAAAGAACATAGTCAGTACTTCTTTGACTTTCTGTGGGCATTGCGTATTCTTTTGACATAACAACAAAGTTATTAAATTCATCAAAGAACATCATGCTCTGTGTTGATACAGCAATTTCTTGCAAGATTTCAGCAACACTTGTGTTTGGACCTACAAAGAAAAATGGAATTACTGGCTCTGCTATGCCATCAATTCTTTTAAAAACATAGTTAGAGAATCCAACTGAGTCAAGAATAACCGATACTGCATAGCTTAATGAGGCATTTGGAACAAATAGTTGTGGTGCCATCATTGACTCAAGCATAATGTATTGGTCTCTAAGCTCTAGCAATACACTTCTTGAGGCAGCGTCGTATTGTGGAAACCCCATGCAGTTCATAGTTTTAATCGGAATGTAGTAATCGCTATTGTTTACTCCACGAATAATTTCATACATCTTTACTTGAAGATTTTTAGAAATAAAACTGCTAATAATACTACCAGTATTTGACGCATAACTCCAAACATTGTTTGGATTAAATGCTTGGTCATAGTCAAACAGGTTCAAGGTTCCGCTGCCAGCTAACAATTTTCCTACTGGCATACCGCTAGAGCCAAGGTCAGAGCCATGTTTTTTAATTGAAAAGTTTTCAGTCTTTCCTGATAGGTCAACTGCTAGTCTTGGCGACAGCTCAATCAAGTCTAGTGTTGCATTTGGATTTGTCATTTTTGAAACAACTATTCTCAATCCTTTAACAAATTGCAACTCTCTAAAAACTTTTATTGAAGATGATGTGTAGTAGCTTGGGCTAGTTAGGTCTGTTACAAATGGTGTAAATCTATCTATAGACTCATTGTGTATTTTCCAGCCATATACCGCTGGAAAGTCGTCATAGTTGTCTGTATTTGTGGTGCTAGTGCCACCATTATAAATATAATATGTTCCAGCGTTAGATGTATCTGCACCAACAAGATATGCATATCCAGTGGCTGGGGATAAAACTGGCAAGTCAGCTGCCGTTGAGTACTCACCTGCATAAAAAAATGTTTGTTCGTATCCTGTAAAGGAATCTGTATTTAGTCCATACTCTAGCTCAACATAGCCGTCTTCTGGAATGTCGGTGTCGGACAGGGCTATGTCCGAGCCATCACTATCTTTGAGAGTTTCCCAGGTGTTAGACAGGTTTAATCTTTGAATCTTCCAGTCACTTGGTGTAAGTTTGTTTGAGTCTCCATAAAATGGGTCTGTGGCATATGCTTGATACGTTCCAACGTGAGTTTGCATTTTAACTACTACTCTGTTTGCTGGAACTTCTGTTTCATAAACTACAAATGGTGCAGCATCATCAATATAGTTACCATTTTTATCATTTTTAGAGATGCCCCTGTCTTTTGCAACATCAGAGACGACTTCACTTCTATATGAACACCAATATTTAAAGCTGTCATCTCTGCTTGCTACGTAATACCTTGGTCTAAGTGCCATATTTTCATTAGAAAAGTTTAAATTTCTGTCAGGAAAATTAATTAGCTTATTAATTCCTGAGCGTGGTCTGTTTTTTCCAAAGCAATCTTCAAGTGAGAATAGCAGTCTTTGCTTTTGGTTTTCTGATGTTGTAAAGTATGGTGTCCCATCGTCTTCTAGTCCACCATCAATTAGCACGTCTGCAAATGTAGCATTAGTATAATCATTATTTGTGTCAGATGAGTCATAAGTTGATGCTATTGTGTAGTAGGCACTGCCAGAATCATCTGGTCTATATCTATAGTTTCCCACTTTTGCAATATTGTCTGCTGAGTTTAGATTCCATTCTGCAATTACTGCCGTGTTTGTTCTAATAACAGAAGATGTTGCTGTATGATTTTTTAGTTCGTCATAGACTGCTATACCGCCAGAAACATACGTTCCAGTTTCTGTATTAGCAATAGTAAAATTTGTTGAACTTCTTGCAGTAACTACTGCATCTGGAATGTTAAAGTTTGATGGACTAATTCCAGAAATATGAACAATATCTCCTACCGCAAAAGTGTTAGCAGCAGTGTAAACAATATTTGTTCCGTTAGCCGATAGACCAGTAATTGTTGCAGACTCTGTTGCTGTTGTAAACATTATGCCTCTTCCAAGGTAACACTAATGTTCCAAAAGTCAAAATTAGTGCCTCCACGCTTTACAACAGAATAACTAAAGTCAGAAATAAACATCTCTACAACTTGGCTATATTTTCCAAGGTTTGCATACTTGCCTTGTGCTACTCCTTCAAAATTTGGATATTTGTCGTAAGAAAGATATACCCAAAAAGAACCTTTATTGTTCTCATACCAATCTAAAATTTCTGCACCGCCAGCACCGCCATCGGTTGTATATTGATAAAGGTAGTTTCCTGGTAGACTAGTTTTTTCTACACCAGAATATCCAGTAGTTGTTGGTTTTCCAGTTGTAGTATTAAAGTTTGGGTCATTAGAAAAAGAGCGTGACGGAAGCATGTCCCAAGAAACGGATATTTGTAGTTTGTCCGCAATGTGGTATGAACGCATACGACCGTTAACAGTTCTTCTTCTGTTTTCAATTCTCTGTTGCGTAAAGTCAATTGGACCTCTGTTATCGTCTGATAAAACTAAAAAGTCTCCTGAGCCAGATGCTGCATTTACCTCATTACCTGTTGGGACATAATAGTTTTGTCCGTCATAGGCAGCTAGCGTACCTTTGTTGTCTGCCCAAAGCATAGCCTGTGGACGAGAATACCTTTTTCTACCTACTAGATAGTCTGCGTTATTTGGCATTAAACTTTTGTACTCCTAATATTTTGTGAGTCTAGTCGCTTGATTTCTTTAATTACTGTTCTTGCAATATCATTTGCACTAGTATTAGAGCCATCAACGCTAATATTTACTCCATAACTATTATACACTGAACCACTGTTGTATGTACCGTTATTCATGGCTTTAAGCTTGTCAACGCCATATTCTTTAACTGCCCCAGGGTTCATAACAAATTCTTTATCGTGAAGCATAGCAAGACCGCCATTGGCGTATGGTGTGCGGAACATTCCACCAGATTTGTATTGAGGAATAAACATGGGTAATCCAGTAGGTCCGTGAACCTTATTCTTATAGAACATTTCATTTAGCTTTCCTAGAGGACTGAGCTTTGTTTGCCCTACAGGAATCTTTAGTCCAGCTTCTGCAAGTTTTTGCTGTAACAATGGAATCATTTCTGGATTTTTGACAATAATCTTTTTAATGTCGGAGAATGGAAGTCCACCAAAAATTTGTGCTTCAACAAACTGCAAATCTGGTCTGCTCATGCCTGTTGCTGCACCAAGGATTTTTGATTGACTCATTGTCCCAAATGGTGCTGCAACTGTTTTCTTTGGTCCACCTGGAATATAAGAGTCTCTTTCTCTTGCACCAAAACTATCTCCAAGAGTAAAGGTAGAACGCTTCTTTACTCTATTCTTTAGCAGTAGCGAAATATCTCCGTATCGGTCAAAGTATTTTGAATTAATATTTGAAGCGTTACTTCTTAAAGCCCAGCGTTCAAAAGCATTGTCATTTCTTGATGCTTTTCCTCTAATGCTCCATGGAGTATATGGGCTAACTCCTGCTCCATAGATTGGTCTAGAAGAAGGGTCAGCATCTTTTCCTAAACCAAAAAGAATCTTTTCAGCTTCTAGTCTAGGGTCTAGGTCGTCAACAACCATGCCTTCTTCAAATGCATTCCTATAGGCAAAATCTTTTTTAGCAAGTTTGTCGATAAGCTGCTCGCTTCTCATTCTTACAGAAATTGCTGGATTAGTTCTCATAAAGTTTAGATATGCTTGAGAGACTCTTGGGGTATCTATATAGTTAGCAAGCGTTACACGTGGTCCAGTATTTTTTGATGCAGAAAGACCCTTTAGTTTTGAAACACCCTTACCAGCCATACCAAGAGCCTTAATACCCATAGATGGTGCAAACATTGATGCATAGAACATTGGGTCTGTTGGGTCTACCCCCATGTTCTTGGCACCCTGGGTATATGACTGAGCAAGCAATGACTTAGTGGCATCATTCTGCATAGCAGCAGATGGGTTGCCACCACCTAGAAGGTTTTGGATAAAGCTATTGAACCAGTCAAGACCTGAATCGGAAGACTTCTTTGGTCCCTTGCCAACAAGTCCACCAGTTGCAAGACGTGAAATAAATGGGCTTTTATCTATTACTCCTCGCTCACCAAGTGGTGGTTTTTGAGCAGGTGGTCGAACGTTAAACCAATTTTCCATTTTAGGAAGTTTGTTTATAAGGCTTGGAACAAAGTTAACCATATCGTCTACGATTTTTGCAAACGACTTTGACATATTTGTTTTGCCAGAAATTCCTTGAACGTCTTTTAGCAACATACTCGTTAGCCATTTTTCTAGAGCTCGGTCTCCCATAGAAGCATCTTTGACAAAAGCTTCTAGTGGGTCTCCAGATTTATACAAACCTGACAGTCCTTTTAAGAAGTTATCTGGATTCATTGTTATTTTTCCAGCACCTATGTTATCCATTATTTGTGGCAGTTCTGGTATTGTTCTGCTAGCGTCTAAAAGGAAACTCTGCAACCCTTGCTCTAACTTTAAAACATCAAAGCCTAGGTCGCCTGGGGTTGGATTTTCTAAAGGATTTTTGCTATAAAAATCATCAAGGTATGAGAACTTTGTGGGCAACTTAGAAAACTGACCACTAAGAAGGTCTGTAAAAAGCCCAGCGTGACCAAAGTCTAGCTGTGTAATTGCTTTTGAAGCAGTATCATACATAACATTCATGCCATGGATGTCAGTATTACTAAACAGTGTATTTAGTAGCGAGGTGCTGTCTGCATATTTTTGAATTGATGCTAGGTATTCCTGAATTGCTTTTTGCAGTGCTTCTGGACCACCTTGCTTGTATGCATCTAAAAATATTTTTTCCATTCGTGGAGAAGACATTAGTCCGCTAGTCCCTACCATTCCAGGTACTAGGTTTTTATTTATTTTTGATGCAACTAGTGTCGCACTATCTTTTACCATTCCAAATGGACCAATAGTGTCTCCAGCACCCTTACCAAACTTTAGGAATTCGTATGGAACTACGTCAGAGCCAAGTTGTTGTGAAAGCCAATAAGCAAGTGGTTCGTTAATTCCCTTATATGGCATTTGAACCGCTGTATCGCTCTTGTATGCTTTTAGGTAGTAGTCTGATTGTGTTGGAGTGTATTTAGCCATTTCGCCAATTTCTACACCCTGCCTTGTTAGTGGGCTAGAAAGACTAAAGCTATCTAGGGCTTTTAGCTTTGCTCCAGACTGAGCAGCCTTTGCCCCAGCAACTGTTCCAGTTTGCATAAAGCCCTTTGCTCCTGCACCAGCAATTTTAAGACTTTTCATTCCTGGAATAGGAACTATGTTCATTGCCATGGTTCCAGCATCTTCTAGGTCTGGTGCAGTTGGAGTTCCTTGCTTAGTCTTTACCGCCCATTTTCCAAACAGGCTTTCGTAAATACTGTTCATCACAAAGTTTAGACCTGCACTTACTGCAGACATTGGATTATTTGGGTCAATCTCTACAGACTTATCATCAGAGTAAATGCTTGCTGTGCTTCCAGTCTTTGGCTTATTTACAATTCCACCCTTAGCAAATTTCTCTGCATGGTTCATTTTGTCAAGGACATCTGTGCCTAGAGCGTCTACTGCCTTTGCTCTAATAACATATTCACCGTTTGAAAGTCTTGCAGGGATTGAATCACTTGTACCGCTACCTGGACCAGAAATATATCCACCAGCAGCCTTTTCTGTAACTGGGGTAACATATGCTCTATCTGGAATGCCATCAGTGCCGAGGTCTTTTGCACTGGTTACCTTCCACTTTTTGCCATTCATGTCTGGGAATACAAAGCCCTTTTTTGTAGTAACGTTATATGGATAATTTAAGAACTGGTCCATAAGATTTACTGGAAAATATTGTTTTCCCTTTTCATCTTTAAGAACTTTAAGACCCTGACCTTTTGGAACACCTGGTCTTACTTCTGCTTCTGTAATTTCAGGAAGTGTGTAGTCAGCTTTATAGTCTTCTGGAGCTAAGTATGTGTCAATGGTAATATTTGCATTTTGAATCTGCAGAATTTGAGAATCAATGTTTTGAATTTGTTTTTGAATTCCACCAATTTTATCCTGTACAGCACCTGTCTCTTTTACTCTAGCATCTTCTAGAGCTTGCTTTTGCTGCTCTACTGCATACTGAGCGTCCTTGGCTCTGATATCTTGAACTGCTCTTGCAGCACCAAAAACATCTCCTCTTGAAAGTGCGTCTGCTAGGTCAAGTTGTGACTTCTGCTTTTCTGCAATTTGCTTTTGTAGGTCGTTGATTCTTTCAAGTGCTGTAATTCTTTCATCGTACTTGTCATTTATGTCGCCTTCCTTTTTTTCTAGCTGTTCTTGTGCATTTGTAAGTTCTTTTTGTTTTGCACTTAGGGAGGCAAGCTGTTTGTCTTTTGCTTTGAATGCTTTGTCAGCAGCTTCATTAAAAGCTTTTACATCTTTAGGGTCGTTGACTCTTAGGATATTTGCAGCTTCTTTGCTTATGCCAATTCCAGCAAGGGTAAGTTTTACAAGAAGTGCTGCACTGTCTAGATTATATAATCCCTGAGTTAGTGCAGCAATCTCTGGAGAAAGAAGTTTTAGCGACTCGTTAAGGAATTTAATCTTATCTTCTTTTGATGAAAGCGTATTTACTTTTTGAATAAACAGGTCATACTGCCTATTAAAGTCCTTTGAGCTAACTGCTGTTGATTGATATGCTGTACCCAAACCATTTAAGAAGTTTGTAACTTCTTGTAGCGATAGTTTTAGAGAATTAGCATTAAAGCCAAATGGGTCAAATTCGCTTACCTTGCTCTTGTAGTCACTAATTGCTGAAGCAATACCCTTTCTTAGTTGTTCTAGACCACCCTTTGTGTCAAGAGACAGGCTGTTTACATCAATTACCAGGTCTGTTCTTTTTGCCTCTTGCTTGATAGCGTCAATAATAATTTGAACAACTTCTTTGTCTAGACCGCTTGCCATTAGCTCAACAGCTAGTGAGTTTAGTGCTAGAGTTATGTCTGAGCCACTACCCTCAATAATTTTTTCAACAAAGGGTTTATAGGTTTTTTGGAATTCTTCGCTAGCTCTAAACTGTTCTGCAAGAGATGCACCACCCTGAGTTTCGCCAATTCCAACTGGACCTGCCTCTCTAATGCTTGATAGTTTTGCTTCAGTTCCAAAGAAGTTATTGACAGCTTCTAGCTTGTCTTTTGTAACTAGTACTGTATCTAGCAATGCACCAGCAATTTCAGATTGCTTTCTTGCTTTTTCTGTAAGGATGTCAAATGCAATGGTTCCTCCAGTTACAACAAGACCAACTGGTCCAAGAACTCTTAGGATGCCTGGGGCAGCAACTTTAAGTGCTTTTGCAAGGTCATCTAGGTATGGTGTTATTTTTTTAGCAATAGTGCTGCCTTTAATTGCTGTTCCAATACGACCAGGAACCTTTTTCCCATCTGGACCAAGCGGTCTTTCTGGAAGCATTGACTTAGCAAATAGGGCTGTGCTTACTAGGTCCAATACATTTGCAACTTGGTTTGCTTCATCTCCACCAACCGAGCGAGCAATCATAGAGCCAATCATGCTGCCACCAAGAACTTTTCCAGAAGTTCCAGTTAAGAATTTCTTTACTCTTCCTCCAGGACTTGCAGTAGCACCAGAGCTATTGGCAATTATTGCTTTAGCTGCAGTTGCTGACAAGGCACCCCTACGACCTTGCTGGTAATAAGTTTCCTTTTGTTTTCCATTTGCATCAGTTGAAACAACTCTTCTAACTCCATTACCAAGGTCTTCGGTTGTGGTTACCTTTGGCACTGGAGTTACTTTTGACTGAGGCTCTTTAGGCTTTGCTTTAGGTTTTGCTTTAGGTTTTGCGTTTGTTGCCGCTTTTCTTGTTCTACGTTTAGTATTTTTAGTTTCAGTAACTGCTTCTTTAGACTGTGCTGCAGCTAGTGCTTCCTGGTCATTACGTGCTTGAATTTCTGCTACTGTGGCTCTTTTTGTAGCAGCCTCTAGTTTTTTTTCTTGGGTTCTATCGAAGGCTTCGTTCTTTTTCTTGTCATCTTTATATTCTCCTCTGCCAAGAAAAAATCCTCTTGGGTCGTTAGCCATAGATACTCTACGTGCAGCAACCTGTGCAACAGCTTGAGTTCTTGCAATTTCAGCGTTTGCTTTTCTACGTGCAGACTTACCCATCTTGTCTGTAACTTGAACACTGTCTTTGTGTGTTTCTGCAATTTTGCCAAGAACTGCAGTTTCTTGTGGACTTAGTGCTTCATTTCCAGCAAACAAATGTTTTGCGTGTCTTCTTACTTCTGCAACTGGAAGTTTTAGAGCTTTTGCAACTCTTTTTATATTGTCTTCTCGCAAGAAGTCTCTATAGAGAGCAACCTTTTTTCCTTTTTGCTTAGGGTCGGCTGCTTTTGTTTCCATATCTGGGTCAGAGATGTCTTGCATATACTTGTTCATAACGCCTAGTTGTGGAGTAATAAATTTAGCTGCCCAGTTTTTAAGCCATCTTGCAAATTTTCCGCCCTTTGTGTCTATCGTTACTGCACGGCTTGAGCCTTCTCCACCAATGTGTGCTGCATGAGGCTGCATATATCCGCTATAGCTTTTTCGGTCATCTTCATTTCCTATAATGTCAAATCCTTGTGCTGCAAAAGCTTGTCTAACAATTTCTTGCTCGTTAGGAAAGTCTGGATGCATCAGAGCTGCAGTTTGGTTTGTAAGATGTGTTGGTTGGTCTGAACTCATCTTGCTAATTGCAGCTCCAAGTGTTACCACCTTTTTAGGGTTTTTAGGCTTTACTTCTTCTGTGCCATCGTTAAATCCTGGAATCTTTCCAGAAATCATGCCTTTTATAAAACCACGATATTTTTGTGCTGGTCCTGCAGGAATAACTGCTTCACCTGGAGAAAGCATTGCTGGAACAATGTCTCCAGCACCCTTTGGACCTGGAACGCTAAAGACACCAGCTGCATATTTCTTTGGTGCTCTAGCTTTTCCTGCTGGTGCTGGACCAGTAAAAGCTACTTGTGCAGCAATGGCTTTTTGATAAGCAGAAGCAAGCTTTCCAACAGCGGTAGCCTCTACTGTAAATGCTTGGGTTAGCTTATTGTGTACTTGCTCAAGAGATGCTGCTACTGATGCTGCCTCTAGCTGCTGCTGAGTCATGTAGTCGGTTGTCTCACCAAGAACGGTAGATGCTGAAGCAGCCTTATTAAACACATTTTTTACAAAAGTAAATCCCTTAATAATATTTGCTACACCGTTAGCAAGCAAACCAAATGTCATTAGGAATACTGGACCAATACCAGCAATTAGACCAGTAGCGTTTACAATAAATTGCTTTACGCCACCATCAAGATTGTTGAATGCTTTTAGTACATCTGTTGCAAAATTAATGATAGGAGTTACTGCCTTGAGGAATTCTTCACCAACTGGTGCAAGCTCTTTCTTAAAGTCAGCAACTGCTTTTTCAAATTTGTACATTGGTGATGCTGCAATTTTATTAAGCTCTCGCTGGGCAAGAATACCTAGCTCTGCAGATGATTGTCTGGTTAACTCTAGAACTCTTGCTGCCTGGCTACCGTCCTTAATTACGTTTTGAAACAGTGTAGATAGACGTGAAAACTGGAACTTACCAAACAACTGCTCAATTGCACGAGCACGGTTTAGTGGGTCAAGGGTGTCAAGTGCTTTAGCAAAATCTGTTACAAGACCTTTTACATCGCCTTTATTTCCTTCTACGATTCCATTGAGGTTGATGCCAAAACTTGCCATAAAGTCAGAGGCTTTTTTAGTTGGGTTAATAAGTGATGCAAGACCAGACTTTAGGGCGTTAGCACTTTCTGAAGCGTTAATGCCACCTTCACGCATAGCGGTGAGAAAGAACGTAAGGTCTTCTACATCTCCGCCAAGCTGCTGAATGACTGGTGCTGCTTTTGGAATGGCAATGGTCAAGTCTTCAATAGATGTTACAGTTTGGTTTTCAACTGCGTTTAGGAAGTTAATCTTTTTGCGTAGTTGGTCGCTAGCAGTTCCGAAAGCATTTGTAAGTGAGATTGTTGTTTCAAGTGCTTGTGCTTGTTCTACGTTACCCAATACAGATAGTCTTGTTGCTTCTGATACCTGGGCTAGTAGGTCTGCACCCATCTTGCCTGTAGCAGCAGCCTTGGCTGCTTGCTCCATTGTTTTTTCAACTGCTATGCCATATTTAGTGAATTCAGAAGCGAGCTGCTGAACTTGTTTGAGCATAGCGTCTGTTTCTTTTGTTGCTGTAAAAGTATCTCCATAAACACGCTTAAAAGCAATTGCTTGCTTTTCCATATCCATAAATGTTTTGGCAGCAGTGGTTCCCAAAATACCTAGTGGAATGGTAAAACCAACCATAAGCTGACGACCAGCCCACTGGGTGTTCTTACCAAAGTTTAGAAGGTTTGTAGAGCCTTGCTTTAGAAGCTGGTTTAGAAGCTGCTGTTTTTGTGCAGCAATTTGTGTTTTTGTTGACAGGTTTTCCATGTCAAGTGCCAGTGGTCGTATAGCAATAGTTTTGATTGCTCCATTAGCATCACGCCCCATTTTGACGTACTGTGTTTGTAGGTCTTTAACTCTTTCAATGGCTACCTTCTGGATAGTGTCCATTTCTGTTCTAAAGAATTTTCCAAAGCTCTTAGATGCTCCACCAGCATATTTGAAGTACTGTCCCATTGACAGTTTGTTCTTTTCAAGTGCTGTAGTAAAAGTTTGTGTTGATGATGCAACAGTTTTCATTGATGCTGAATATTGACCAGTTGCATTAATTGTGTCAATTAGCGATTGCTGCATTTGTAGTGATTTTATATTGGCTGTTGCACTACCTTTAGCCAAGGAGGTATGAAAGTCTGAAATCTGTCTTTGAAGTGTCTTAATTGCTGCTAGTGCTTGACCAGCATCAATATTGATATCAATTTTAGACTCGAAATCAGACATTCATCATTACCTCTTTTTTAGTTATTAGCCTCTACCGCCAAGAAACTGGTTGCCCATGGCAGTTCCAGATGCCTCTTCAATAATGCGGTATACGGTTGGCAAGTCTAGAAGGTCTTCTAGCTTTGCTGCGTCTTCTGCAAGCTCTGGCTTGTACTGACGCATGGCGATTCTAACACATTCGATTAGAAGGTCCATTGATTTATCGTTGTCTTCTGCAACTTCTTCGATGCTTGCAAAGGTCTTCATAAACTCACGAAGAATTGAGATTTTTAGTGGTCGTACTGCAAGAACGGTTCCGTCTGGCAGAGTGATTTCATTTGGTTCGTTAATGGTTGTTGCCATTGTTCCTCCTATAGGTTGATAAATAAATTATAACACAAAAGAGGTTTATTAATCCCACTTTTCATAGCCAAGACCCATGCCAATACCAAAGCCAGCCTTTTGTGCATTTTGTCCTTGTAAAGATAGAACATCGTCTGGATTATCTGTTGCTCCACCGCTAAACACCTTAGCCTTAATTTTTTCCCATGGGTCTTGTTCTTTTTTACCAGATTGTGCGTCAAGGTCTACTCCTTGAATTGCAGCAAAAAACTTTTTTTCATTATAGTCTGCATCTCTTTTTGCATTCAGTGTGCTCATTAGTTCTGGTAGTGATAGAGAACGCTCTAGTTCTTCGTAGTCTTTCCAAATGCCCAGCAATAATGCCTCTGACTCTAGTGTAGCCAGGTCCATAGAATCCCATCCAGGTGGATTGTCGGATACCTGTTTTTGTGGTGTATCTTCAGTTTGCTCTTTGTTTTTTAGCTTAATCCCTGCAGACAGGTCAAGAAGTTCGTACAGGGTGTCCATGTCTAAGCTATCTGCTAGTTCTTCTGCACTTGTAATTGACGGATAGTATTGCTTCATAGCAATTGCCCCACACTCAAGTAGCATATTTACAGTATCGTCTTCTGAGACAGCATCTTTAAAGTCGCTAAACACATCCATTAAATCTCTAAGATAAAGTATCTTTAATGGTGTTATGTGTAGTCTTGTTCCGTCTGTGAGTTCTATATACCCAGATTCATATATTTTAGTAGCCATCTATATAGTATACCAAAAAGAAACTCCCCCTACCGAAGTAAGGGGAGTCTCATCTATTAAGTTATATTTTGTTAGAACGATTCGCTCACTGCTGTTGTGTTTGGAGACGATGTTTTGTTTCCATCTGCTAGTGTGCGGTCAACGATTCTACCGTACGATGCTGTGTTGTTTGGAAGTAGACGGAATGAAACGTCAAACATTGTCGCTTCATCACGCTTTGCCGATACTGTAACGCTATCGATAGAGATAGCACGGTATGCAACATAGATACGCTCAATTGAGCTACCTACTGCACAGTCACCAGTACCTGGACCAACTGCCACCAAGCCTCGTTCGATTGGACATTCTCCAAGCTCTCCTGCGGAAAGCTGTAGTGTGTCTTCTCCACCGAGTCTAGTTGTGCCAGACGATACAAAAGCATCGGTTGATGGACGAGCTAGAGCTAGAACTAGGTTTTCTAGTGTAGCCTCTGCAAAGCTGGTATTCATGTTAACTGTCATACCCTGCTTGTAAAGTTTTGCTACGTCAAGAACCTGGTCTACCGACACCTCACCAAAATCTGGAGCAAATGTTAGCTCTAGACCGTTGCTGGTGTAACCAACGTTACGGAAGTCCGCATCGTTTGACAGAGTTTCCTTGTAAGAAAGTGCTCCTTGTGCGTTAGGTAGGTCGTCGTAACCCATTTCGCCACCTTCGAATGCGAAGAGAGCTGCTGCACCAACGATAATGTTAGTGCTTGAACCACGTGTATATGCCATAATTTTTTCACCTCTTATTCTTATGGAATTATGGGGGGTGTTTCCTCAGTATAAGTATACATACCGTTTATGATTAAATTGATTCTTGGTCAACCATATGGTAGTCATACTCAATAATAATCTTGTTACCGCCATATGTTCTAGCAGTACCAAAGTCAATGATGTCTCGCACTTCTTCAAGCTGATATACCTTAAAATTGTGGAAGTAGAAATTTGGCTCAATGGTGATACCCTCTACGTTAATTGAGCCTTTTGCTTTTTGCCATTTATTTATTTCTTCTGCTGTTTCATCTTCACGGTCCATAAGTCTAAGAATCTTTTCAGTAATCTTGACCATGTTTACAACTGAGTTTTCTGCTGTAGCATAAAAGTAATAAACTGCTTGCTCGCACTTAATGTGTGGAAATGGCTTTCTACGCATACGAATAAGCCTATCGTATGTACACATAACCCCACCTTCTGGAAAACTTGATGTTAGGTTGTCGATGGTTGATGGTGTGCTTGGAAAGAATGGCACTGTGTCAAACCCTAGAGTCTCTAGCTTTTCTTTTAGGTAGTGGTTAACCCATAGCATTGGCGTGTTTAAGATTGATGTTGTTGTCATTTAACTGCTCCTACTATCCAATTATACCCTGCTTTGATTCCTTCTGCACGACCACTACGTTTTTTAAGGTTTCTGTGGAATTCTGCTGGATTTTCTAGGTTAAAGGCAATTCCAGATGAACGCAAAAATGCTTGAGTAAAGTATTGGTTAAAAAATATGTCTAGAACTTTATTAAACTGACCTTGTACTTGACCGCCAGGATTGTCTACCTTGATTGGTCCTGGTCTAAAGTATGTTTCTCCATCAACATCAAATACCAAAACATTCGCAGACTTTGGTTTAATTGTAACAGGAACACCACTTTCCATTACTTCTGCCTTGTTGTAGAATGGTACTGTAGAGCCTCTGCTGACAGACTGAGACTGTTTGAATGAATATGTAAATGCAACCATGCCACCAGCTACGGTATAGTCAATATCGTACAATCTTGCGTCTGGACTTCCTGTTCTGTACCACTCGTAAACGTGGTGAAGTCTTTGTGGGTCAAGTCTGGCATTTGTGTCGATAAATTCTTTTGCCATTTCAACAGTAACTACGCCTAGCTCTTGTAAAAACTTTGGTTTGCCCTTTTTAGCACCTTCAATAAATCCGTCTGAGTACTTTACAACATTTAGTATGTCGTTTAAAAAATCTTTGTCGTTAAACTTTACAGCTATCATAGGTCTACCGCCTGGTTCTCTGAACGCTTTAAAATTAGTTTATAAAATTCTATGTTTCCAAATGGACCAAGGAATGGGTCAAATGTAGCTACTTCAAAAAGTGTTGACTGTCCTGCACGAGTTCCAGATGTTTCTAGATAAATAAGATTACCATTCTTATCTGTAATATTTGTAACAAGGATATTAGTTAGACCGTTTCTTTGATTCTCACTAGAAAAACGAATATCACTTTTGACTCTACCTATAAGTGCTGAGTCTTGCAAAAGCTTTATTTCTGGTCTAATCTCTTCTTTGTTTGCTGTTCCTGCTGTGTTTAGTTGACAGGCAATTGTTTTGTCTAGTACCCAGTTTTTCTTAACGTCTCCATAAGCACCCTGCTCAACAATTGGATAGTAGATGT